GCAGCTACACTGAGCTCAAATATAGGGCCGTTAATCCCTGCTAATCGCCCTGTTGATATCAATTTGGGCAATATCAACAAGGCCATATCAGTATTACCCACTGGTGGAGCCATCACAGCGATAACTGCCACAGAAATTGGAACAGTTTATCAATCGTCACTGAATCAAAACTCCACTACATATAAGCCTACATAAAAAATGCGTATATCTGACATATTGGGACAGGCCTTGGATCTCTTTGGTGAGACGATCCCCTCTGAAACAGGTCCGCAATATGCAGAGATGGATATAACCAATAAAGCTGAACTAATACCAACTCAAGCAAATAACGACGATCACAGTGAAGGTGAAACCTTCGTCCCGCCGCTACAGTTAAAGATTGAACTGCTGAAGAAAAGTGTAGGTGTAGATAATATCTATGACGACACAGCAACCGAATTAGATCATATCAAAAAAAATGCGGGTATTAATATAGTAGCGGTCGACGATGCAGGCAGTGACGAACCGTTGGATTCTTAATAATCCATCATGGCATTCACACAAGATTTATTCACCAGTCGTCGTAATTCACTAGATGGCAATATTCGTATAGGCGACACTGATCGTATTTGGTATGATTCAAATACTAATAGTCTACGTATAGGTAATACATTACCGGGTGGTAGGATAATCGGCCAAGGGTCCGGTGGCTCCATATACTACGGTAGCTTCTATGATATCACCGACCAACCTATTATAGCCGGGAATATAGCATACACCGTTTCTATCGGATTATCGACAGAATCCAATGGTATTGATATAGATAATAATGATATAGTATTTAAATATCCCGGTACTTATACTATCGCTTATAGTTTACAGTTAGAGAATACCAGTACTGATCAGCAGGATGTTAATATATGGATGCGTGTGAATGGGATCAACCTAGATGATTCGAATAGTAGATTTACGGTACCCCCTAGAAAGACAAGCAGCATATACGGTAAATTGATCGCAGTGACTCCCATCACTAAAACGTTTCAAGCAAACGATCGCGCGACTTTAATGTGGCATTGTGATAGCACGAGTGTAAGTATAAAAACAATATCAGCTCAAACTAATCCAACTCTTCCACGTACTCCTGGAGTTATAGTTTCAGTCATCTGATCAAAATATCTGTCCAAGAAATTTGGCACAGGCTTCTCTTGGCGAAAATAGAGTTGATCTTGCCCGTATACTAGCGTATAATATCTAGTATGTTCACCGCGGTCCAAGACTATACACTCAGCATCACACCAGGAAAAAAGAAACGCAGCCAAGCAGGTTGGTTAAGTTTCAACGCGGTATGTTGCCCGCACAATGGTGAAAGTCCCGATACCCGGGGACGTGGTGGAGTCATAACCAATCCCGAAGGTGGTATATCCTATAGCTGTTTCAACTGTAAATTCAAAGCCAGCTATCAACCAGGCAGACCTTTAAGTTTCAAATATAGGAAATTACTATCTTGGATGGGTGCTGATCCCAACGAAGTCAAGAGATTGGTGATAGAAGCACTACGGGTCAAAGATCTAGTACAGCCCGAGACACTGCAAGAACCTGTCGAGGAGATCTCATTTGAAGATAGATCCTTACCTACAGAAGCAAGAAGCTTCTGGGCCCTAGCCGAGTTCTACGAATTGAATGATTGGAAAGATGTTCCTTTGGGATATCACGATGCGATCAACTATATAGATCGCAGACAGATCGATATGCGTCGATATGATTTTTATTGGACTCCTGAAGTAGAGTATAAATTAAGTCATAGGGTTGTTGTTCCTTTCCTACATAAAGGCCGTATGGTAGGCTACACTGCCCGAGCATTCAATGACAGCATACGTCCCAAGTATCACAGCAGCCAGCCCACTGATTTCGTGTTTAACCTAGATCAACAGCACAGGGATAATAAATTCGTCATAGTGACTGAAGGTGCGTTTGATGCTATGAGTATAGACGGAGTGGCAGTAATGGGCAGTGAGATCAGTGAAGCACAAGCTGAACAGATAGAAGCATTGGGCAAGGAAGTCATAGTAGTACCTGACTTTGACAGACAAGCGGATGATAAAGGCAAGGTTCGTTGGCCTGGTAAGAGACTATTAGACTGGGCCATTGAATACCATTGGTGTGCTAGTTTTCCTGTATGGCAGGAGACTTGCAAAGATGTCAATGATGCAGTAGTTAAATATGGTAAGTTATTCGTACTAAAGTCCATCCTAGCCGCTAAGGAGACCAGCGGTTTGAAAATAACATTACAGGCAAATAAGATAAAATGAACGTGAAAGGTATCCATCTAGAATTAACAAACAAATGCACACTAAAATGTCCTAGATGTGCCCGTACTACATTTATCGAAAAGTTTGGAATTAAAAATTGGAATAATCGTAGCTTAAACCTAGTAGACTTAAAAAGTTTCTTGGACACAGATCTAAACAATGTACAATTAAATCTGTGCGGCAATGACGGAGATCCAATATACTATGATGATTTATTTGAATTAATAAATTGGTCAAAATCTCATGGTGCTCTGATATCTATAACTACGAACGGTAGCTACAAGAGCGAAGAGTGGTGGAAGGAGTTGAGAAGCATACTAACAGATCGTGACACGATTAGATTTAGCATTGACGGATTACCTAAAAACTTTACTCAATATAGGATCAATGCTGACTGGGCTTCTATTAGAAAGGGCATAGAGGTTATAGCAGATTCCAACATTAAGTCTATATGGAAATATATACCTTTCAAGTTCAATGAGGGTGATATCGAAGAAGCACGATTGCTATCACGGAGATTAGGCATCAAAGAGTTCTTACTGGATCCTAGCGATCGTTGGGAAGAAGAGGATATCTTTCGACCAACCGATAACAGCCTAAACGCAAGCAGATCAGAGTCTACTATCGCTTGGAAAAGATCGGATCAAGAACAACGACGAGTAGAAGTGGACCCAAAATGCTATAAAGAAAATCAACATTTTGTAACTGCAAGCGGCTACTATATACCTTGTTGTTTTGTAGGAGACTGGAGATTTTACTATTCTAGCAAATTTCATAAAAACAGAGATCATTATGATATAAGTAAAAATACACTAAGCGAAATATTGAAAAAAGAGCAAGAATTTTTTCAAACTATACCAGTAGAAAAACCAAACTATTGTACCTTTAATTGCCCAAAATTATGAACAAAGAATATACAGCAGATTTACAGAAACTATTTTTAGAGATGCTAGTGCAGAACTCGGAGAGTTATGTACGTGTGCAGAATATCTACAATCCCGATAATTTTGATCGTAGTCTACGTAGTGCGGCTAAATTCATTAAAGAACATGTAGATCAACACAAGGCCATGCCCACCCCGGAACAGATCAAAGCAGTGGCGGCAGTTGATCTTAGACCCGTACCCGACATAACTGATAATCATTATGATTGGTTTATGGTAGAGTTCGAGGGATTTACCCGCAGACAAGAACTGGAACGTGCCATACTTAAATGTGCGGACCTACTGGAGAAGGGTGAATATGATCCCGTGGAAAAACTGATCAAAGATGCAGTACAGATCAGTCTGACCAAAGACATGGGCACAGATTATTTTGAAGATCCGCGCGGCAGATTGATGAAGATCAAGAGCAACAACGGACAGGTCAGTACTGGTTGGCCTACCATGGACCGTCGACTGTTTGGTGGTATGAATCGAGGAGAGCTTAATATCTTCGCAGGTGGTTCAGGATCGGGTAAGAGTCTGTTTATGCAGAATATCGCACTGAACTGGATCATAGGTGGATTGAACGGTGTGTTCCTGAGTCTAGAACTCAGCGAAGAACTATGTGCCATGCGTATAGACAGCATGGCTGCAAATCTTAGCACCAAGGATGTGTTTAAAGAGATAGACACAGTAGAACTAAAGATCAAGATGCTGGGCAAGAAGTCCGGCAATCTACGCATCAAGTATATGCCAGCACAGAGCAACGTCAATCAGATCCGTGCTTACTTGAAAGAATTAGAAGTACAGACAGGTCGCAAGACAGACTTTATCATGGTAGATTATTTGGACTTGGTAATGCCGGTTAGTGCTAAAGTCAGTCCCAACGATCTCTTTGTCAAAGACAAGTATGTCAGTGAAGAACTACGCAATCTTGCCAAAGAGTTTAACATACTGATGATCACTGCAAGTCAGTTGAATCGCAGTGCGGTAGAAGAGATCGAGTTTGATCACAGCCATATCAGTGGCGGTATTAGTAAGATTAACACAGCAGATAACGTGTTTGGTATCTTCACAAGCCGTGCAATGCGTGAGCGTGGACGTTATCAGATACAGTTGATGAAAACACGTAGCAGTAGCGGTGTGGGTATGAAAGTGGATCTAGAGTTTGACGTGGAGAGTCTACGTATAACTGATCCCGGAGAAGAAGCACAGGGCACACCTGGAACACTGAAACCGCAGGTAAGCAGCATCATGAGTCAGATCAAAGCCACTAGTAACCTAGGCACAGTTAACAAAGAAACCGGAGAAATAGTGTCTGCGGATATACAGAGCACCAAACTCAAACAGATGTTGGCAGGTTTGAAAAAAGGTGAGTAATGAATAAATTTTGTAGACATTTAAGTAATGGATTAGTTTATAATAATAACACCACTACATTTACCATATCCCCTTGTTGTTTTTTTGCTAAAGAAAATGAGGTAGATCCAGACAAAGATTTGTCAATGCAATTACTGACTCATAGAACAAGTTGGTTGGATTCGGAGGTTTCTGTTACTTGTAAAATTTGCATTGATGCTGAACGTAGAGGCGCCCATAGTTATAGACTGGCATCATTTGATATTATAAATGGTGTTGAAAATAAACTAGAATTTTTAACGGTGGCAATAAACAAAAAATGTAACTTAGCCTGCCCATCTTGCGATTCGCAATCGAGTAGTTTTTGGTATCAATCAAATATTAAAAATAAAGTACCGCAACCTAGACAAATTCATCAACTTCATCAGGAAGACCGTCAGGGAGTAATAACTGATAAGTTTATCAGTTTACTTTCTGATCAAGATCTAACCGCATTAACATATATTAAATTTGGAGGCGGAGAACCTCTAATGACAGATACACATAAAAAAGTTATGTCACTGATTCCCGATCCTAGTAAGGTGACCATACAGTATACTAGTAATTTTAGTGTCATGCCAACGCAATCAACTTTAAAGATGTGGGAAAAATTTAAATTAGTTAAATGGGTAGCAAGCATAGACGGGGTTAAAGAACAATTTAGTTTTTTACGATGGCCATATCGTTGGGAGAAATTAGAAATATTTGCAGATAATGCTATTAGGAAAGTTCCTAGTAATGTTATGTTTGGCGTAGAGCATACTTTAAATCCTTTGAACATATTTTATTTTGATCAATTTGAATCATGGTTTGATAACCACCTTGCGTCTAATAGATGCGGAGACCAATCTGATTTTAATATACATCTATGCAATGGCGTAATTGGTCTGGAGCATACCCCACCTGAGCTACGTAAAAAAATTAAAAATAAATACGGAGAAAATCATCAAGTATCGATGGCTCTTGATCAAAAACCATATTCGGGCAGTACTACGGGACTAGTCCATTACCTTGATCAACTTGACGTCCAACGTAAAATCAATTGGAGACGACTATTTCCAGAAGTACAGGAGTTCTTTAATGCCTAATTTAATCTGTTTCCCTCATTATACATGCGGAGGGCTATTATGTGATATAATGACTGGATCATTCTCGCCAATGGGCACTCGCGGCGGCATCGCAAGTATACATCATAGTATAGGTAAAATCGGAGACTCCGACACAGTGATGCTCGATTATGACTCAAATGAATTTATGAAAAAAATATCTTTGATGAATCCCGCATACGACACTTGGATTGGAACACATTGCTGGCCGGGCAGGTTACCACTAAAGAAGTTTAATAAAATCTTAATAGTCACAACCACAACATTTAAGAGTAAGATTTATAGATGGGCAAGGGCACATTATCATTATTTCTCGCCAGACTGGAAAAATATGGCAGGTATAGACTTAATTGATAAGTCTAGAGAAACCGCAAAAAACTATCAAGTACCGTTTAATCCGGTACTTGACACATCTAATGTGTTAAATGTTGAATTTGCAGATATTGTAGAAACTACACAAGAGTTTTACTATGCTATTAACCATCGGGACTCTGCTAAACACATAGCACGATGGAAGGAAGTGAACTATTTTTTATACTCTGAAAATTTTTGGAAAAGCGAAGTAGTTAACCAATTCTATCAAGCTGAATTAGAAACCAATCTTGGTAGATATTATAGATACAATTAAGTCAAATTGGCGACATCATTTTCCGGCAAAATGTGTGCCCAGAACTATCGTATTACACATAAATACACTTAATCCGGAGTTAGATTTTGCAAAAGAAAACACGTAGTATTTTAGAAGAACTGGACACCTTGCGTCTACATAGGGATAGAGAAAACCTAGTAGAAAGCCGTGCTAACCATGTTATACAGGGTGCCATCAATCTTATACATTTTATACGTGAGAACTATACTCCGGAACAGTCAGAAGAACTAGAGCGCAGACTGCTGAACAGTATCAAGAACCAGGACAGTACCAAGTTCAGCAGGGGCGTAAAAAGGTTAAAAAATGAAAATTAAAGAGATACACGAAGCTGGCGAATGGAATGATCTTTTACGTAAGGCTACAGGCGCTATAAGACAAGGTAATGCCGCCGGTAAATCGCAAGATAATTATAAGATGTACATGGATAAATTCCAGAAAGATCTTGAGGCAGTTGATCCTGAAGAAGCTAAAGAATTGTCTGAGTTAAGAGCTGACTATAAAGCAAGACCATCAGCCGCTGCCGCTCAGAGATTATCGACATTTATATTAGATCGTGCCAAATATGTAGCAGACAAAGAAAATGCAGGAAAAGCCCTAGCCGGAGCTCAAGATGCCATGACTAAATTAAAAGGTCAGGCCGCTGCACCTCAGGCCCGTAAAGTAGGATCATACTCTAAACCAAAGATGGATACTGAGTTAGGAGTAAGCCGACGGAATCCCCCTAAAGTGGATGTAAATGGAGTGTTATATACATTTGATTTTAATATAGGAAAATGGACCGACGAAGATCATTTACCGATCGACGATCCTAAAGATGAGAATGACCTTAATAAGAAGTATTACGCTAATAGCGGTCGACCTCTGGCAGCGACGCAGAGTGCGAAAGTACCGGGCAGGATCGCCGCGGCTGCAAGCCGTGCTAACTTAGCTGGAGCTCAATCTCAAGCCCCAGGTTCAGCAGTATCTACGCAGCCCGGAGCTAGTTCTAAATTATCCCCGATATCAATAAAGGGTCGAGACGGAACTGTATTTCAATTCAACGATTCCAATCGAAAATGGTATTCTAATAGGCAAGAAATAACAGATCCTAGTAGCATAGAAAAATTAAATCAGGCTGCGTTGGTTCAGTTTCAAAATAGAGAAATGGCCAGAAAATGAAATTATTTGAGATAAAACAGACCGCCCCCAGATGGCAGCTATTAGAAAGCAAAGAAGGCAAGAACCTGCACCTTGAGCATCTAGAGGATCTAGTGTTTAACGAAGGATACCTCGGCGCGAAACGTGCCTTAAATTACCTTGAAAGCATACGCCAGATGTTGGCCGAAGGCAAGGGAGAAGCTACTAAGATAACGGTCAAGTGGGACGGCTCTCCTGCTATCATATGTGGCACAGACCCCGCGGATGGTAAGTTCTTCGTAGGTACCAAGAGCGTGTTTTCTAAAGATTCCAAGGCCTGTAAGTCGCAGAAAGATATCAACAAGTTCTACGGAGAATCCGAAGGTCTTGCAGCCAAGCTGAGCATAGCATTAAAGTGTCTATCTCGATTGGGCATTGGTGGTGTGCTACAGGGCGATCTCATGTTCACCCCTGGAGATGTAAATTCCACAGTGATCAACGGAGAAGAAGTCTATACTTTTACTCCCAACACTATTACCTATGCAGTGCCCGTTAACAGCGCATTAGGAAAGAAGCTTAAAACTGCCAAGATCGGAATCATATTCCATACCAGCTATGACGGAGCCAGTCTGGCAGACATGAAGGCCACGTTTGGAGCCAC